CCGCTGAAAGATTGGTTTGGGCCGGTAGTTGATTACTCCCTCGGGAAGAAGCAGGCGGAGATCGCTGGCCGCCGGATCGAGTTGGAAGGCGCGAACGATGAGCGAGCGGAGGACAAGATCCGCGGCATGACGCTCGCCGGGGCGCTCATGAACGAAATCACACTCATGCCGGAGTCCTTCTTCCGGCAGACGCTCGCCCGGATGTCCGTGGGCGGGGCGAAGCTCTTCGGTAGCACCAACCCCGACAGCCCCTACCATTGGCTGCGGGAAGACTTCCTCACCCGTGAGTCCGATCTTGACTTGCGGCAGTGGCGGTTTCGGCTGGAGGACAACATCTTTCTTGATGGGGCCTACGTGAGGAGCCTGAAGGCTGAGTACACCGGCATGTGGCATAGGCGCTTCATCGAGGGGCTTTGGGTGCTGGCCGCCGGAGCGGTGTACCCGATGTTCAGCGAAGATCGGCATGTCCGGGAGTGCCCGATCGACCCGGCCGAGATCGAGACGTGGCGGGTCCCGGTGGACTATGGCACATCCAACCCCACTACCTTCGCCCTGCATGGCTACTGGCACGACGAGAAGCCCCACGCCCACTGCTTCGACGAGTACTACCACAGCGGCCGCGACGGCAAGCAGAAGACAGACGAGCAGTACGTGGATGCCCTGCGGGCCTTCATCCCGGAGCGTTTGAAGGGCCGCGTGACAGTCGTGGTGGACCCGAGCGCTGCCTCGTTCATCGCGGCCTGTGAGAGCCGGGGCCTCGACGTAGAGCCCGCCGAGAACGCGGTCCTCGACGGCATCCGCTTCGTGGCGTCCATGCTCGGGGACGGGCGCTACACCATCGACCCGCAGTGCACCCACACTGTCCGAGAGTACCAGTCCTACGTGTGGGACGAGAAGGCGCAGCGGCGGGGGGAGGACAAGCCAAAGAAGGAGCGCGACCACTGCCCCGACCGTGACCGATACGGGCTCTACACGACGCTTGGCATTGACGACAGCCTCTTCACCGACGAGCCAGCCATCACGTAGCCATGGCCTATACGACCGCTACTGACGTCCGATACGACCGGCACCAAGCCGACTGGGCCCTCGTCCACAAGATGCTCACGGGGGAGAGCGTCACCTCTGTCCTTCACCGGGGCGCCTACGAGGCGGATCGTGCCTTCAAGAAGCGCAAGAAGATGGCTGATTGGCGGGCGTACACGCGAGACCTCATCTCCCGCTTGGTGGGGGAGCTTTTCGGGCGATCCGACGAAGTAGAGCGGGACGTGACTGCATCGGAAGAATACCAGGCCAGCGTAGGGCCCACGGGCGAAAGCTACGAGGTGCAGCTGATTCAGCTTACGGAGGTGCTGATCGCCTACCACGAGGCGTGGGCCATCATGGACCCGGCACAAGGCCTCATCATCGCTGAGCCTCAGTCTGTACGTCGCTCAACGCCGGAGGCCGTCATTCTCAAGGGGAAGCGCACCGGCGGAACGGCAGTCGACGTGGACGAGCAGGCGCAGGACGCCTGGACGGTGTACTACCCCGGTCGCTACGAGGTCTACGTCAAGTCTGACGAGGAGGGCAAGGAGGACGAGCTCGTTGACCGAGGCCAATACTACGAGAGAGACGAGGAGTGGACGTTCATGCGTCAAGGGCGACCCGCCCCGCCGGCCGTCCGGGTGACCCTCCCGTGGCGCGTCCGCTTCGGCCTTGCGATCGCCCGGGCCCACCGGGCGCTCTACCGCTTGGAGTCGAAGTACGACGCCGCCCTCACGAATAGCCTGCAAGGCCTGCTCCAGATCGGAACTGGGGGAGACGACGAGGTGCGGGGGCAGATCACCGACGCCCTCAAGCGAGGGGCGATTGCCGTCGAGTACCACAAGGAGGCCGGGAAACACCAACCCGTAAACGTCGGCACGCAGGGGCTCAGTCCGGGCCGGAAGGCGCTCAAGCGGAAGCGCGAGGAGCTGTACCGGGCCGCGTATCAGTCCCTCGACCAAGCCTCGACGCAGATGAGCGCCACCGAGGCGGAGCAGCGCTCCCGGTCCGGACCGGCGGCCGCCATGTCCGTACTTGCCGAGACGGTCCAGTCCGCGGAAGAGACGGTCCTGCCCTTGGTGGCCCAAGATGAAGACATCCGCAATGCAGGTGCCGACCCGAGCCCCATCGTGGACTGGCCCACCGACTACAGCGGAGCCTACGACGGCGGAGACGAAGAGCTGGTGCGCGCCATCTTCGGCAGTCTCTCCCTCCCGGTTGGCGTGGATGCCGCTACGGATGCGGTCGTGTCGTACCTGCAGTCGGAGGGGCACGACCCCGATCGAGACAGCATCCGCGAGGCGGTCCAGACTCGACGAGACCGCTCAGAGCAAGCCCCCACAGGACCGCTCGTTGGATAGATGCCCAACCCGCAGCCCACGTACAACGAGCAGATCCGCAAGGCTCGCCAGCAGATCTTGGACCGCGTCCGATACGGGGACCTCGACCGCGTGCGGGCCGCCATTGCCGAGACGTTGGCGCAGGTGCGGCAGCAGGCGCCGGATGGCCCTCTTACGCCCGAAACCGCGGAGCAGCTTCGCCGGCAGTACGAGAGCGCCCTCCAAACGCTCCGGTCTGACTTGGTGGCGGCGACGGAGGCGGAGCGGTCACAGGCCGTCCAAGAAACGGCAAGTGCACACGAAGAGGCGCTTGCTGCTGCAGCCGTGACGGCCGGGCTCTTCGCCTCAGCAGAAGCGGCCCGAAGAGAGATGCCCCCCATCGCTGAGTGGGCGCCCCGCTACCGCGAGCGCATCAGCCTTCACCTTCAGGTGCGTCGCGGGCTTGACGAGGATATGACGCCAGAAGGATACATCACCCGCATCTTGTCGTCAGTGGGCTCGGAGATCGACGATGCGATCAGCAATGTACTGGATGAAAACAGCAGTGCCGAAGAGGCCGCCAAGAAAAGCGTCACTGAGGTGGTGCAGAACATCAGCGCCGCCATTGCGGACGACGATCTGAACGATGCCCTTGGCAGCGTGGGGCTCGGGGCGCTCGTGGATGAGGGCAGCAGTTTCGACCTGGAAGGAGCTCGTCAGCTGGGGAGCAGCCTCCGCCGTGTGATCAGCCATGAGGTGGCCCACATTGCCGACGAGACCGGTAAGACCCTGTCCGCCCTAAACCCTGCCGTCGACCTCGTACAGTGGAAGCTCAGTGCGAGCCACACGCCGGAGAAAAGCTATGTGCCGGACGTGTGCGACGTGCTGGCGACAGCTGACCTGTACGGCTACGGGGAGGGAGTGTACCCCCCCGCCACCGTGCCGAGCCTTCCGCATCCTCATTGTGAGTGTAGTCAGTCGACGATCCTGAAGAGCCCGAGCGAGTGGTTCAGCGGGGAAAGCCGAGAGGTGCCGGATGAGCCCGACCTCAAGTACGGCCCCGTACGATCGATGATGGAAGAGGCAGACGGCGATCGGACGCTCACTCAGTCCTACATCGAGGACACCCAAGACGAGATGCGGCGCGTGTTGGGGGCAGTGCACGAGAACCCGCGGGGACACTCGCTTTAGTCGTGCCCATGCTCTGCGGCACAAGGCCCCATCGGCATGGTAGGGGGCACTGCACGCTTCCTGCGGCGGTCAACACAGGACGGAGACGCCACGCACGGCGGCCAGCGCTTACAGCGGCGCCAACACAAGCGGCTGGACTTACCGGTTTCCATTTCTTTGAGCCCCTTACACTATGCTCGTCGAGATCGAAGGCAGAGAAGAGCCGGTCGAGGTCTCCCCCGACCAAGTTCAGATTGAGGACGATGACCCGTTTCTCACTCAAGACGAGGTGGACGGAGTCGTCCAGAAGCGACTGGACCGACAGGAGTCGCGCCTACGATCCGAGCTGCTTGAAGACGATGACTTCTGGGCTGAGATGGCCCAAGAGCGCGGTGTTGAGCTCCGCGATGACGGGATGCCGAAGGGAAGTGCCACCGACGAGGAGATCCAAGAGCTCCGCCGGCAGGCATCGAGGGCGGAGAGCCTTGAGGCCGAGCTGGAAGACACGCAACAGACGATTCAGGAGGCGCGCGAATCGACGCTTGAGCAGAACCTACTCGACAAGGCGCCTCCAGCGGCCAACGAGACCGCCCGCGAGACCTTCAAGCGCGAGGCCAAAAGCCGCATGACGTACGACGAGGAGTACGGATGGGTGAAGACCAATGAGGACGGCGACATCGCCTACCAAGGCGGTGAGCCGGTCGGAGTGGATGGTGTGGTCTCGGAGATCGAGGACAGTCACTCTTTCCTCTTTGAGTCGACATCCCCCGGTGGTGGGTCGGACGTGAGCCCTTCCGGCGGCACTGGCACCATGACCCGGGAGCAGTTTGAGGCCGAGGTGGAGAAGGCCTATGACGAAGGCGACGAGGAGCGCATGCAGGAGCTTGAAGAGATGGAAGCCGAGGGCAAGATCCAAGACGAATAGCGCCCTTCGGCCCCTACGTAGCGTCAGCGCTTGTGGGCGGCCCGACGGGCGGCCCACTCGTATTTTACACGTACTGACACCCTAAAACGATGGGAGACTTCAACGCAACGCGCTACGCGTCCCAGTGGCTGATGAACCTGGACCGGCGCACGGTCGCTCGGGCGATTACCAACCAAGACTACACGCCGATCAGCAATGCTCGGGCGGTGAAGGTCTATCAGGCCTCCGACTTGTCGGCAGTGGACAAGAATGCCGACAACTCGGTGAACATCCAGAACCCGAGCGGGTCGAGCGACACCATGACGCTCAATGAGGAGAAGGACCTCACGGTCGGGATTCCGAGTGTTGAGGAGTTTCAGTCGACTGTCGACATGCAGCGGAAGTTCCGCGACCGGCAGGCGCAGGCCGGAGAGGAGGACCTTGACGACCACGTTCTTGCCAAGCACCCCGACGCGGGCGTTGAGCTGTCCACCACGGCAACCAGTGCTTCAGGCTTCACCGATAAGGTGCGCGATGCGAAGGTGGCCCTCTCAGACAACGATGTCCCGCGCTCGGGGCGCTACATGGTGCTTTCTCCCTTTTACGCGGACCTCGTGTCCGAGGATGCAGGAGACCGCATCGACGACAACACCGACATCGAGCTTGATGGCTACATCGGCCGCTACCAGGGATTTGACCTCTTCGAGTCAACCGGCATCGTGGAGACGGGGTCTGCTCCTGGCAAGCAGCACCTCTTGTTCGGCCACCGAGCGGCGATTACGCTTGCGGTGCAGATGAACAACGTGGCTCTCGTCGGAAACGCTGAGCAAGCGCGTTTCCACGGGGACGTGCTGAAGGCGCTGATGGTGTACGGCTCCCAGACCTTCCTGCCGAGCGCGCTCGGCGATCTCGAAGCTGACGTGCCTTCATAGCGGGACGCTCCACATTAGCTTGAGCGGATGCCTGACCTTCTCCCCACATCGGAGTACGACACCTTCCTCCCCGACGAGGTGCAGCAGGCGGATCGGCTGGACCTTCGGGTGGAAAAGGCCGAGATGGTGGTCGTGGGGCGCTACCGGGACCGAGCGGCTGCGTCGAGCACGCCGATGTACTTCACGGACACTACCCGGGACATCGTGGAGCTGCGCGGCTGGAGGGAGGCGGACGACGGCACGCCCGATACGGAGGCTATGCCCGACGATCTGGTGCGGCGGCTGCGTATCGTCGTGGCCGATGTCGTGGAGTGGCAGCTCGACTACGAGGACAAGGCCGGGATCACACGTGTCAACCAAGGGAGTCGGTCGGTGACATACGACCTCAGCGCGCTCCCGTCACGCCTCTTCCAGCCACTCGAAAAATACGATACCCGTGAGCCCTTCAGCGGCCTGTGGTGATGCCTGATCCGTTCGTTGACCTGCACAACGCCGACCTGACCGTAACCCGCTCCAGCGGAACCCGGGACGCCTCCGGGTACACGGAAGGAAGCACGACCACCGTGCTCACGACCAGGTGCGACGCGCAGGAGACGTCGCGCCGCATTGAGGGGGACGACAATCAAATGGTTGCTGTAATTCGGTGCTATGTGAAGGGGGGCGTTGCAGGCGTAGAGCCCGGCGATGGGGCCGAGGTGGCCTTTGACGACGGCCGAACGCGGACGGGTGAGGTCGTGCAGGTGAGCGGGCTCGACGACAAGGTCACCGTGCGGATATGATCACCTCCAACGCCGACGACGTCGCCGGGGCCACGCTCCAGCGCGCCGATGCGGTATCGGAGGAGTACGAGGACCAGCTGGAGCAGACGCTGAATCAGGCGCAGGGCGAGGCCGGGCGGCGCGTGCCTGTCGATAAGGGGGCGCTGCGCGACGACATAAGCATCACTCGGGGCGATAGGTGGGGCAAGCTCTTCAACACGCTACACTACGCTCCGCATGTCAACTTCGGCACCGAGCCGCACACGATTGAGCCCGATTCTGCAGACGCGCTGCGCTTCAAGGTGGATGGCGAGGTGGTCTTTGCCCAGCGGGTCAAGCATCCCGGCACGCCGGCCACCCACTACCTGACGGACGCGGCCCTGAATGCCTTCCGAGACTCCATTGACCGCATTGAAGCCTGGGACGGATGAGCCACTTTCCGGCGATTCCATTACGGACTGCGATCTACGACCGGCTGACTGGCAATGATGGCGCTGGTCTGGAGGTCGAGACGGACGTCTACGTGAAGGGGGCCGTCCCCACGTCGGCGTCCGCCCCGTATGTGAAGCTCGACGACCCGCGCACGACCGGCGAAAACTATATTGGCGGCGCCCCTCACTTTTCCGTGCGAATGGACATCAAGGTGCATACTCGGTACGCCCCCGGCCGGGCCGACGCCGACGAGCGGGAGCGCATCGCCAACGACGTGCACGCCTCCCTCAGCGGCACTGCCCTGCAGGTGGAGGGCCATGGCACGGCCGACCTGCTGAACCCTCAGAAGACCCCCACGCCCGCCTACGAAATCCAGGGGATGCGGGCCTACGATCTCACGCTACGATACGATTTAACCCTATAGAGACCCATGGCCGTTCAGACCGAGCCGATTACCGGCGTCTATATCGCGTCCTTCCTTCAGGGCACCAAGATCGGGGCCCAAACGGATGGCACCCTCACTGCCTCCCAAGACGTGCGGGAAATCATCACCAAGCAGAACAGCGGATTCATTGAGCACCTCTCCGGAAAGCAGGACTGGTCGGCGTCCCACTCGGGCCTGGCGCTGGATGATGCTGGGAGCAAAATGATCGCGAACGGGAATGCCAGCTTGGAGCTGGAGTTCGACGACACCGACGATGGAACCGAGAATCCCAACTACCATGTCGTCGAGTCCTTGGAATCAATTGAGGCCTCGCTCCAGCAGAACCTCGCAAAGACCGGGGGGCTTGACAAAGAGCTCTATACGTACCGGCGGCCAGCCGAGCGCATGATTGAGGTAAGTACGGAGGGGTCCTATCTCGATCCGGCCTCCGACCCTGGCGCCCCCTACGAGGAGATCTGGAGAGCGAAAGACAACGCCGACGTCGTCGTAGCGCGGCTGACGATTGGCCCGCAGACATACGAGATGGACCTTGCCCCTGGGGAGGTCGAGATCTCGGCCGCCACGGGTGGGGAAGACGCGACGATCTCCGTCACCTTCATGTCTGATGGGGAGGTGACCCGTACCGGGACGGCCTTCGACAGCTCCGTATCGATGATCCTCGATGCTTTCTTCAATCAAACGCTCCTCACATTGGCCCTTCAGCATGTCGACGACGCAGGAGCGCCGGTGACGGGGTCGACCATCTACAAGGGCGACGCCTACCTCGATACAGCTACCCTCTCCGTCACCGACGGCGAGGAGATCACGCTCGATGGCGAGTTCTCTGCCGATGGGCCCCTCGAACGCAACATCGTCTCTTAGCGACCGACCACACAATGACTGACTTCGACAACGCAGCGCTCACCAGCGTACAAGACCCGGATGCCTCCGATGTGCTCGCCTTCGAGGTCGGTGGCATCACGGTCGGTTGGCGGGCGGACGGCCTTGCCCTCAAGCGCGCCTCCGACCGAGGGGTGGAGGTCGGAGAGGTGCTCCAGTCCCTGGCCCGTCTTGATGAAGCCCAAGACTTGATGGGCGAGCTCGAAGACGCAGACGATGAGGCTGAAGCCGAAGCCCTGACCGAGCAGCTGGAAGAGACTGGTCTCTCGATGGCGGCCTTTCTTGAGGTAGTCGCGACCATCGTATGGGTCGGGGCCCTTCGCATCAACGAAGACGTCCGGCGCGACGCCATCCTGTCACTTATGGACATGGAGACCGTGGCCGAGCTTCCCCTTGAGGTCATGCTCGACCGTCTGGTGCCGGAGGTGGAGGATGAGATGGATTCGTCGGGAAAGGGGAAAAGGGAGCCCTCGGCGACCTGACGACCGACCGGCTCTTCCTGCAGCTCTACGAGGCCGGGTGTTCGCATCCCGAGGTGCTGCGGTCGGAAATGCGGTACCTGATCCTGCAGGTGCGTGCCTACCGACACCGAGAGCGACGCGCCGACCTCCGCGTCATCGGGCTTCGGAATGACGTGCGAGGGGCCGTGGGCGCCGATCCCATTGACCCCTACGATGCCGGGCGGTCATCAAGCAGCGAGAGTGACGATGAAGAGAAGGTCGAAGCCTTCCTGCACCGCGTGGCAGCGGCGACAGACCTTGACCCCACCAACACCCCCGATACGGACTGATCCCTGGACATGGCGGAAGAGACGCTTACATACCGGTATGAGGAAAAGGGGCTGGATGACCTGCGCCGCGAGATGCAGCGGCTCGCCGGGGACTTTGAGGAAGCCGGAGACGCCGCCCAGGACGCCGGGATCGAAATGATTGAGGCGATGGAGTCGTCCGAGCGGTCCGTCGACGACCTCCAGTCCTCGATAAACGACATCGACACCCGGCAGGCCCAGGCGGCCGTCCAGCGCATGAACCGCGCGCTCGACGGCTTGGACAATCGCTTGGACCGCCTCGACGGGCGCAACATCGACGTCGACGCTAACCTTGATCGGGCCCGGACTGTCGGGCGCGGGAAACGATCGGGTGGCATCGGAGACCAAGCGGGTAGTCTTCCCGGAGAGCTGGGGCAGTCCGTTCGGTTCGTCAGCGCGCTCAACCCGAAGCTCTTGGCGCTCGCAGGGACGCTTACCGCAGCTACGGCGGCGCTGGCCGGAGTAACGGCAGCGGCCGGGGCACTGGACGTCGCGGCCGTGGCGTTGGCGACGGAGCTGGGGGACGCGCAGCTCCGACAGGCGCTCAACAAGCTCAAGCTTGATCTCACCGACATCGGGCGAGAGTTCGTGACGGTTATGGAGCCGATGCTTTACGGGCAGCTGCTCCCCGTATTGCGAGACTTTGTGGGCACACTGGATGCCTTGGTGCCGAAGCTCGCGGCCTTCGCTGGGGTTGTTACCCCGGTCCTGATCCGCAAAATTGAGAAGTTCGCCGCCGGGATTGGCGCGCTGGCCGCCGCGACGCAGGGCCCGTCCGGGCTTGCTGAATACTTCGCCGGGACGGGGCCCGGTTCCGAGCCTACGGGCGTGTCGATGATGTCGCGGGAAAAGGTATCCTTCCCGCAGCCATTTGACGACATCCCTGCCCAGGCGGAGAACAAGATGCAGGAGATTACCCGCCAGATCGAGCGGGTGAAGTGGAAGTTCGAGAACGACCTGATCCCACGCGACGAGCTCGTCCGCCAGCTCTCTCAGCTGCGGATGCAAGGGGTCGAAGCGTTGAAAGCTGTAGAGCAGAAGACGGGGAAGGTCCCCGACGACCTTGACCTTTGGATTCAGAAGCTGAAGGCTGCGCAGGCCCGCGTCGAAAAGCTGAACGAGGCAGCAGGCGAGAGCGGCGGGTTCAGCGGCCCGGTCCCGACTGTATCCCCGACGGATGAGGTCGCCCCTATGCAAGGCACTGGAGAGGAGTTCGATCCCTCTCTCTTTTCTGAGCTGCGGGCTCGTCTCCGGCGCATCAATCAAATGCCATTCCTTGGGCAAGCCGCCAAGGCAGAAAAGAGGGTCGCGGCCGTCGTCTCAAAGGTTAGAGGGCTTCAGTCCGAAGGAGCGCTACTGTCTAAAGGAGCGCTCACAGGGTTCTTGGAGGGTTTGGGCCTGTCGGAAGAGCGGGTCGAGCAGATCATCAACAAGCTCCGCGAGACGAAGTCGGCGGCTTCGATGGTTGGCAAGGCCATGCAGCGCTCCATCGCCCAGTCGGCCGATCGGCTCTTCCAGTCGATGGGGCAGGCGGTATCACAAAGCATCTTCGGCGGGGGAGGGCAGTCGACCGATCAGGCGCGGCTCCAGCTCTTCAATGCACAGAAGCAGATGCGTTCGCTTCGAGAGTCCCTGCGTAAGGGGCAGATCTCCTACCGCGAGTTTAGCCTCCGGGTCAAGACGCAGCAGCAGAAGATCCAGAAGAGGCAGAAGGCACTGAATGACTCGATGAAGAGCGGCTTCGTGCAGGGCATGGAGTCGATGCTTTCCGCCGCCAAGAAGATCTTCGAGCAGCTGATCGCAGAGATCACGGCGGTCATGGCGAAGATGGCCGTGCTCAAGGCGCTCACCACTGCCTTCACCATCGGAAGCGGCAGCTTCTTGGGCGGTGTCATCAGCAACCTCGGCGGCGGCAGCATGCTCCAGGGCGCCGCGTCGGGCGGGACTGTCGCCCAGAGCGGCCTCGCGGTCATTCATGAGGGCGAGGAGATCGTCCCGAAAAATACCGTCGATACCCTGAAATCTCTGACGCAGTCATCCATGCAGGCGGC